TTCCGGGCCTTAATTTGATTGTCTTATCCTTGCCTTCCTTATCTTTGATCTTCCAGTAAATTACTCCTTTTTCTCCTTCTGTGTATGGCCCAATCTTATCGAAGCCTCCATAGTATCGGATTAGCTCATTGATCTCCGTGCTTTTATCTAGCCTGTTGATTTGAGAATCAATAGTAGAGAGGAATTTCTGCCTAAGATTTTTTGATTCTTCTGAATTGTTAACATTCTCGTAGGAGATATTTCCTAGTTGCCCTTTTATAGTTATTCCTTTTTGCCTCAACCCTTCAATGTTTTTTGGCACAGCCATAGTTTCAATTCCTTCTCCAAGGAATCTTGATGCAGACTGAGGAAGTTTAATGATGTCAAAATTTTCTTTTATATTCTTATCTGAGAATTGAGTATCATCAACATAGTTCAAAGATGCCAATGCAGCACTTGTTCCTTGATTTTGAACTTTTTGTTGGATGTCAGAAAAACCATTTGAGGAATCTGTTAAAGCCTTCTGATCATCATCTATGAATTCGGCTGTCAAATCGTCAGAAGGCTCCACTATTGGAGGTTGACCTGTTGCTGGAGGCTTTGGCGTTGTAGGCGGCTGCCCTGTTGCTGGAGGAGTTACTGCGCTCGGTTGCTGAGTAAGATCAACTCCGAATTGTTTAGCAAGAAGCAAATCAGCAATTCCATACCGCGATCCCTGTTGAGTCTTTTGACTCATTAAGAAATCATCAGATGTAGCTTTGGTCATCTTCATTCCTGCTTCTAATGCTGGAAGCAAATAAGGATTCTGAGTGTAAGAAGGATTGCTAATCAATGGAACCAATTTTGAATATGCATCCGCTGATCTTCCTGCTCCTGCATCACTCAAAGCAGCCTGCATCTGTTGTTGAATGACTGGTAGTTCTGCGGCAGCTTGCTTCTGATACTGCTCTAAGGCAAGTTGATTACCTACCTCACGGCCAAGGCGACCAAGATTCTCTGACAAGACAGACCAGCTTTTAGACTGCTGCTCGTTGTCTCTCATTATCATTTCAGCGATGCTCATAAATTAAATGTATCGAGATTTCGGAATTGGAACAGGCCTGTCACTTATGCTTGGCATTGTTCCAGAATATATTTGCTGGCTCATTTGAGGAGTAGCCTTGAGCGTTTGATTAGAAAGTGATCCATAGCCTCCACCGCCAAATCCTCCAGAAGCCATTCCACCCAGATAAGATGTTCCTGCCCCCATTAATCCTGATCCTGCCGCTCCAAGACCAGCGGAAAAACCGCTAGGTGCTGCATTTGCTGCATAGGTAGTAGCTATAGAGCGATTTGCTGCTTCGTTTGCAAGTGCGTTTGCTTGCAACCTTTCAGTTCCAACTTGGTTTACAAAGTTTCCTGCAAGTCCTTGCCATGTCAAAGCCAGCTCTTGTCCTTTCATTTGATAATCCATAGCGATTTTCTCAAATTGCCTTGGAACTATACCTTGGACAACTTGGAATCCTCCTGCCCTACCCGCTGTAAATGGATTAAATCCTGCACCAGCATATTCAGCAATGCTTCTCATTATCTGATCTTGCACATCTTTTGGCAATTGACCAGAAAGCATTTGATTTGCTATTTCTGAAGCCTTTGCTCTTTGCTGTTCTGCTCCCGGAAGGAAAGCCTCCATTGCTTCCGCCCTTCTCTCTGGAGTGATTTCTTCGGCCTGTCTTCGCATTTCTGCGGTTTGTTTGTTTTGCGCCCTCGCTGCTGCCCCTGCTGCTTTTTTTTGTTTATCTGCTGCCATTGCGCTACTAGCAGCCATTGCTCCTGCGCCAACCGCAACTGTGCCTGCGCCAATTGCTGCCGCAGTTGTTGCTCCTGCTCCCAAAGCTACTGCTGTTGCGGCAAATACATTAAATTGCTGCCTAGCTTTTAATGATCGGCAATTATATCTATCTTCGATGTTTATGTAACAAGGCATATCAATTCTCCGTTCTGACGCACCGCCAACCTTGCAGTCTTGGGTGTTCTTTGTCAATATATGGATTAAAGTCTCTAGCCATTATTGTGTTGGTAATCTCTTCTGGGTCGGTAAGTGTAGTCACAAAGCAAGCGGCCCAGATTGTATCTTCGTGGGTGTAAATTAACCTGCGAGTTCCTGCTTTGGTTATCCCGCTATATGGTGCTTTGTATCTCTGCACGGGAACATCGTGATACCAAACAGAAACATCACCCTGCAAGATAAAGAATGGGTGAGTTGTCAGATGTAATAGAGAGGTAACTAGGGTATTCTTCGGCATGAAGATTTCCCTAGTATAGAGATTCGGAGTAAACTTGTGAGTGACTGGACAATCAACTGGATCGTGCTTGATTAGTTCTATCTCCAAAAGATTGATAGGATCATCGGGATTTTGGTATCCAATAAATTCATTTGGATTGATCCTATTCGGGACTAACTCCAGCTTTTGTCTCTCTTGGATTTCAAGTGTCATGGCCAACTAGGTTGAAAGAAATAGTCGTCCGCACTTGGTGAGCCAAGATAATTCCCAATTAAATTTTCGGGTCGTTGAAAGTTCGCAATACGAAGCGGCGCGGCAGTTGGAATCTCCTCGCCTTCCATTTCCTTCTCTTGCTCTTTGATAGCAAGGTCTAGGTTCATCAAGAACTCTTGCGCTTTCCTGTTGTCTCTGGAGTTCAGAGCAAGGATAGCATAGATCATCGCATCTGGCGTGAACTCTACTAGCTCTTGGTCATCTACTAAATCAAAGTATCTCTTAGAAGCATACAATGTGATGCACTCGCAAGTTCTCGGAGCTTTGAACCTGCGGAATGATGGGTTAATATCATTAGGCTGGTAGACAGAGATGAGAGTTTTCGCTTCGATTGCAGTATCGTAAGCGTAGATGCGGACTCGCCCTTTGGTCGCTGGCTTGGATACCGACCTAGCTCCCTTGATCAAAAGATCAGATTGCGCCAAGTCTGGTGGATTAACCCCAGTTACTTTAATGGTATGGTATGTGTCATACTGGTCTTGAACTTCAAATGTAAGAGTGACTCCTACATCTTCTGCACTTTCCAGCATGACTCCTAAACGATATGGATGAGTAGTGTAGTCGCGGAAGAATACATGCTTTCCTCCTACCTCCGTAATCAAACGATGGCAGGATTGGTTTTCATTCAATGCCGAAGCATCGGTAGCATTAAACCATTCGTCAGCCAATGATGCTGGTCTATCTCCTATCCACGCAAGTTTAATCTGCTCGTATCGGTTAGGGAGAGTAAAACAATCATTGACGCAACAAATCTGGACATACTCTTCTTGAGTAGTCCATGCGCGTTTATTCCATAGCAAGCGTCTAGCCTGATTGATTGCTTTGTAAGCCCTCTCATCAGAACAGACGCCACTATCTCCGACAAAACCCTTAACGAGTTCTGCCATCTCTTTTAGGGTGTCACCCATTATCGTTAACGATAATTACTGGGGGCCGCCGAACTGGTTTACCATTTTGCCAACAGTAGGGAGAGGCTTGCTAGAGAAGGGAGTTGGCTTCTTAGCTCCGAGGTTAGGCATATTGCCCATACCTTCACGAATGGTTCCGCGAGTGGAAGCTCCGCCGCTGACGAGTTTAGGATCAGTTCCTTTTAGTGGTGTCATATTATTATTTTGTTTTGTGATGGCGTTTAGTTTCAAGAAGTATGGATTGCCATCCAATCAATACTTGTTATTTGAGAAATGTTATTTTCAATGCGGATAGAGAATCCTGTGGTTGTTTTGCTAGCATCAACCAAAGCGAACAATGGTGTAGCAGATGTTCCTATTGTTGCATTGCAGATAGGAGTTATAGATACCCCATATGTTGTGGATGGAAGTTCCGCGAATGATACTGTTCTAATTGAATCGCCAGTAACAACGCTAGTAATAGTTCCGTATCTTGCTTTGACTACTGGGTTAGCTTCAAGAGCATCAATACGAAGATCAAGAGCTGTATCCTGTGCTTCCAAGGCATCGATCTGATTCTGCTGGTCAGCTAAATCTTCTTGGATTTGAGCGATCTGTTCTGGCTTAACATCACCGAGGCCGGGGACATTGATCGTTCCATTGACTAGAACAACATCAATGAACTCTTGAAGGATTTCAGACCAATTGCCAGTAGGACAAAAGTCGATTGGGACATTCGGAAAAATTAAAGCTGGACTGGAATCTTGATTATCCATTGATTGAGTAGTCGTAATATCTTTCTGGGCAGCAGTTAATGTCTGGACACTCTTGGTCGTTTTCTGGGCAGTCGCCAATCGGAGAGTCTTCCAAATTCTTAATGTTTGCCATTATTCTTACTCTGTCCACGGTAGCTGTACCTGTCAAGTTAATCTTTAGCTGAAACTCACTTCCTTCAATAACAGGTATATCAGAAATAGAGTTACACTCAGTCGGGTCAGGTGAGTTAAATTTGTATCTCTTATAGGTATCTCCACCCCTCCGTGGATTGCATGGAGTTTTCAAAGCTGGTGAACATGGATTACACCCATAGGTCGTAGGAACTTTAAGCTCACTCCAGCATGGGTAGGAATCTGGTCTGAACTCTGCCGTGCTTGTGACTTCGCCTTTAATTTCAGATAGCCACATTTCCCCGCCAGTAATTCGCTTCCTCAAGAACTTATTCGATGCCCCACTTTGCGCGAAGTCATACCTGCCAGATGTAAAGAAGGATTCGATTTGCTTGGTTCCATTCGGGCCGTAATCACTTCCCGTAGTATTTGTGAACTCATACAAGCGATTCTTTTTGTCGTTATCGAATGAGAATCCAAATCCTCTTTTCTGTCCAGCGATCAATGCAGAGAGTAGTTGAGTTGGCCTAAAGCCTGTCCAGATGCCATTCCAGCGAAAAGAAAGCTGTGCGTCAGGCGAGGGTGAAGATGATTGGTCAAGGTCTAGCACAACCATTCCGCGATGATACCTATTCAGTCCTTCTACTCCTTCCGCTCGATAGGTTTCTGGTGCTACTGTGCTGATCAGATAGTTGTCGAAGAACATCGTAGAAGCGAACTGTTTTAACCAAGGAGTATCATTTGATACCCACTTGTTCACTTCCCTAGATAGTTTACGAAGCGAGAAGTATCTGGCAAATTCAGATTGGCTATTAGAATAGAATGCCCAACCATCGTGCGATCTAAACCAAAGCTCAGAGTTTGCTAAAGCTGTATATGGAGACACGCATCCGCGACCAAGCAAACTGATCGTCTGGATATTTGTTAATGCCCATTGCGATCTTGGGATGCTGACATCCATTGCGAATGCTCCGTTAGCAGTCAAGACTACTAGCATACCTTGGGCGCGGAGGTTAGTTCCTATCTGTGGCATTACTTTCATGCCAGTAATATTCCCCATCATGGACGGAGTGGAGAACGCACCACCCTCTGCCCAGTATCCGATCTCTGTGAAGTTCTCGGTATTCTTGGTATCGGTGAATCCGTTCCCGTAGATAATGTCAGAAGCGTAGATTTGATTAAGCCTATCCGTTACGAATACTCGCCCGAAAGCGTATTCCATGATAGTCCCAATCGGCATCTTTTTAAGATATGGGTTGAGCCTGTATGCTGGAACACTCAAGTCTCCATCCCACGCAATCGCATTCTGATACCCGTTCTGGATGTATACCCGATCCTCTGCCTGCACGAACCATGTGTGCATCATGCCGGGATCGTTGCCTTCGATGATCTTGTAAGCGTAGGCTAGATTGTTTACTACCTTCAAGAAGTAGATTGCCCCAGATACTGACAGAAGTATCCCATCGTTGGTATTGAGGTTGGTTGCACGATATGGATATGAACCTTGAAAATTACCATTCTGAATATCGTTAACGATAGTCTCGGATTGTCCTTCTCCCGCGACAATCGGGATGTTACGGATGCTCGGCCTTGTCCTGTTTATCCCGCCTCGGAATGTTCTATTAACAGACTCTGCCACCATTGTTGGAGGCAAATACGATGGGTGAGTATCTGCGTCTTGCGCTATGATACTTGTAAAACCATCAAAGACTGATCCATCTGCTGGCATTAGCTAGGATTAATTTCAAGTAGCGTTAGCGTAATTTTATTTGAACCACCCAATAGTGATCCAGTATTGTTTCTATTAATGTAAAGTGTTCCAGACTGTCCCGGCCCACATCTGATTGTGTATGTAACAGAAGATGTTGTTGCTGGCGTGTCAACAAATTCAAATGAAACTAAAGATGACGAGGAGATAGTTTGAACCCATGTTGATGAGATTGCATTTGCTACCAAATCTCTAAATGCAGCAAATACAGAAGTAGTATTTCCATCACCATTCAATGAAAGAAATCCAATGATTTTAGATGTTGTTTTTGATGGAGTAATGCTTCCCGATATAATCTGTTGACCTTCTCCATTTTGAGGGATTGTATTATCAAGTGGAATTATTCCTGTTATTACAAATTCTGTATCTGATTCGTAGAACTTCGCATTTGCTACTGTTGATTGTGGAAGGTCGGCTACTGTTATAGCACCAAACCCAATTGATCCTCCACTTCTGCGAAGAAATTGCCCATCTGAAGCAGCAATAATATCGGCTGGTTGTCCAGTTGAGTTTGCGCTTCTTCCGATAATAGAAAGACCAGCGGAGTCGCGGAGTTTTGCGTTTGTTATTGCCTCATCAGCAATCTTTGTTCCGGGTATTGATCCATCAGCAATATTAAGTTTTCCGTATGAAATTGTAGCGTTTGCTATCTTTGCATCAACAACCGCCAAATCATTTATTTTTGCTGTAGTTATTGCGCTATCTGCAATGTAGGCCGTTTGCACTTTATCAAACTCAACAACCCCAGTAGATGATTTAGCTAGGATAGTATTGTTAGCTCCATTAGTCCAAGTCAGATTACCAGCACCATCAGTCTTAAAGACTTGTTGTGCTGCTGGAGTCTGGATGGTCTTCTGACAGGCAGCAGAGTCTTCTACTACCAATCGTTTCCCATTAGCTGTTGTTTCAAGTGGCTCGCACAACAACGGATATTCGGAATCGCATGGTGGACAAGGAGAACAAGGTGTGCAGAGGCTCATAGTATTATTTAGCTTTCAATGCTGCAACTTCAGCAGAGAGTTCTTGGATAGCTTTGAGCATTGGAGCAATAAGTTCCTCGTAACCGATAGAAAGAACATCATCTCCACCTTTTACAGAGTGATCTTGGAATCCACCAAAATCAATGCCTTTAGCGTCAAGAACCGCTTTTACTTCTTGAGCGATCAAGCCATGATGGAAGCGGCTGCGTTTTTTGCTTCCATCGTGAGTGATGTTAGCAAGTTTTACATCTTCAAGCCATTTGTCTTTTGCTACCTTATAAGCGGCTTTTTCTTCTTCTGTGGCATCTTGCTCTGGAGATTTAGGTGCTTCTGGACGATAATCTTCACGCAAGTCCCACTTGAAATCAACTGGACGAAGTGCATTTACGAACTCAAGACCAAGTGTTGTGTCACGAATATCAGCTTTATCACGGATGTCAGAACGATTTTGGACTGCACCATATGCGTAAGTTGTAGTAGCTGCATCTCCAAGCTGGATTTGGTTTGATCCAGTTACTTGAGCATCGTATCCAAATCCGCTAATATTTGAAAATATTGTGTTGGAGAAGAGTGCGCTTACACCGATTGCTGTGTTGGTGATTCCAGTTGTGTTGGAACCGAGGGAGCCTGCACCGCTTGCAGTATTTTGATATCCAGTTGTGTTGGATTGGAGTGCGTTTAAACCGCTGGCAGTGCTGTTGTATCCAGTTGTGTTGGAGAAGAGTGCTTGAAAACCGCTTGCTGTGTTGTTGTATCCAGTTGTGTTGGAGAAGAGTGCGTTTCTACCGCTGGCAGTATTGTTGTCTCCAATTGTATTGGCTTGGAGTGCGTCTCTACCGATTGCAGTATTGCTGACTCCAGTTGTGTTGGTGTCGAGTGCGGATCGACCCATTGCTGTGTTGTTGTCTCCAGTTGTGTTGGCTTGGAGTGCGTCTCTACCGATTGCTGTGTTGTTGATTCCAGTTGTGTTGGCTTGGAGTGCTTCATGACCGCTTGCTGTATTGCTGCTTCCAGTTGTGTTGGATTCGAGCGCGGATCGACCCATTGCAGTGTTAGAATCCCCATTATTGGTATACAGGGTGGCTGTACCAACAGCCGTATTGTTGACTCCAGTTGTGTTGGAAAAAAGTGCTTGAAGTCCGCTTGCAGTATTTGTTGCAATATTTCCACCACCTTTACCAACAGTAAGTCCATTGATAAGTGTGTCGTTTGAAATTGTCTTGACTCCAGTGATCGTCTGTGCCGTATCCGTTGTGGTGATATTCGGAGCGATTACTGCTTGTGTGGCTTTTGTTAGTGGCATAATTTTATTTTAGTTTTGGTTGTTTGTTTTTAAATTGTTAAGCTACCGATAGTGATACTATAGTTATTTCTGATCCATTTGGAATAGGTGTTGAAAATGTTAGTGTTCTTGGTATTATATTGTCAATCGTGTAATTAGTTGATTTCTGATATACCCCATCTACATGAACCAAGTATGCTGGGGCTAGTATACTTAATCCTCCTGTAATTGCAAATACTGTTTGGATTCCATCTCCAGTATAGGCCCACGCATTTCCAAAGTTTGTTGGTGGCAATATTCCTGTAGCTCCAGTTGCTCCACTTGGGCCACCGCTTGGGCCTGTCGAGCCAGTCAAACCAGTTGCACCTTGAATTCCGTTTAGTGATACAATAACAATAACAACTCCGCTTGCTGGTGCTGTTGAGAATGTGATCGTATATGGACTTCCAGCGGTTATTGTGTAGTTATTTGGGTCTTGCGAGACACCATCAAATGCAACAAAAAATGCAGTTGACATCGTGGATATTGCGCCATTTATATTGTAAGTAAGCGTACTTCCATTAGATGTATATGCCCAACGATCTCCTCCAGCAGGCGAAGCGAGTCCAGTTGCGCCAGTTGCTCCTGTAGGGCCACCAGATGGGCCAGTAGCTCCAGTTAAGCCAGTTGCTCCAGTAATTCCTTTGATTGATACTATTACAATCTCCGATCCAGCAGGAACTGGAACTGACATAGTAAGCGTATAAGGGTTCGATGGATGGGTTTGCTGAACTGTATAGTTATCTGGGTCTTGAAGGACTCCATCAATACCCACAATATAGGATGCAGAGATTGTTGTTCCTGCGCCGGGAATATCAAAAATAGTTTGAATGCCATCTCCAATATAAGCCCAACGTCGATTGCCATCTTCTTGTAATTGAAAGCAAGCAGAGTTTGCCGCTTCAACTGCGATACGAGCATAGTAAGCTGCGCGATCAGCAATAGCATTTACTGCGGACTCACTTGGGCCACACGGATTGCATTTAGAACTTCTGGAATTTCCGCAACTCATAATATATTTATCGTTAACGATAGTTTGGGTTTAGTCAAGTGTTTTTATGCTGTAGAAAGAGAAACTACAACAAGTATACTTCCACTTGGCACAGTTGAAATTGTTAATGTCCTTGGAGACACATTGTTGATTGTATAGTTTGCTGGAGCTTGCAGAACACCATCAGCGGCTACAAGGTAGTTTGCAGATACAAGACTTCCGCTTGTATTTCCAGTCAATGTCCAAGTGGTTGTTGATCCATCTCCTGTAAATGTCCAAACATTTCCTGCATTGGATGCTGGAATAACGCCAGTTGCACCTTGAGGGCCAGTAGCTCCCGTGCTTCCTTGGATACCTGTTGCGCCAGTGCTACCCGTTGATCCAGTAGCACCTTGTTCTCCCGCAATGCCCGTTGCTCCTGTAGAACCAATTCCAGTAGCTCCTGTTAATCCTGTAGCACCCGTGCTACCTTGTCCACCTGTCGCGCCTGTTGCTCCTGTAGGGCCTCCACTTGGCCCAGTAGCTCCCGTTAATCCTGTAGCTCCAGTAGCTCCAGAACCGCTTGCTCCAATTGGGCCAGTTAATCCAGTAGCTCCGCGAGGGCCGACCATTCCAGTAGCCCCCCGTGGGCCAATTGGGCCTGTGGCTCCAATACCTGTAGCTCCTGTAGAGCCTCGGAATCCAGTAGCCCCAGTCGCTCCATCATCCCCCGTAATTCCAGTAGGGCCAGTTGCGCCAGTAGCTCCGCGAAGCCCCGTAGCCCCAGTAGTTCCGTTAATTCCAGATAAACCTGTAGCTCCTGTCGCGCCCTCGCCTGTAGCCCCAGTCGCGCCAGTTGGCCCACCAGACGGGCCTGTTGATCCTGTTAATCCCGTAGCTCCTGTGGCCCCGAACCCTGTAGCTCCCGTGGCTCCTGATGCGCCAATTGCTTGTTGAGCCAAGCAAGCTGAATGCGCTGCGCTTTCGGCACTCGCCTTTGCTGATCTTGCATAAGACGCAACTATAATTGTTTCATTGCAGGAGTTGCCCATAGTCTTTTATCGTTAACGATAATTGTTCCCTAAGTCAAATTGTTTCATTGCGTGAATTGGAAATGCATAGAGTCCCTTCCAATCACCGCTCCGAGGTTGATCCATCCATGCTGCGCGAATATCTCGATCACCTGTAGTGGCATTTGCGATCTTGTCGGCCATACTGTGTGTAGACCATTGTTGCTTGCATCAAGATCAATTGCCGCTGCCCATGCGTGTTTGCTTGGTTCTGATCCTCCGCGCTGTGGACGATTCACATAACTTCCGAAGAACTTGTCGATGCCCGCAATGTCTCTAGCTTCTGGAGTATTGTATATGTCTAGCAAGTCCTCAAGGATTTCCGTTAGGCTTTCGGCGCACTTTGGATGGATGGCAATTCCGCTTATTGTCTCTGGCCCATCATACAGATACATTTTGTAAGGCGGCTTGATTCTGACAATATCAATTTGCCCCGGTTCTCCAAAGAACTCTGTGCAGGCTTTCGTGCTAGGCTTTGGTGAGATAGGAGGATTAGGAGACATGGCAGCAAGGTGCTTCTTTAGAGCAGCCATACTCTTCGGCCCCCACCACCCGTCTGGCTTTACGCCAATACGGGCTTGCATATTCTCTATCTCAACCCTATTCACTTGCCTTTACGGAGGACATTGATGACGCCGACCAATCCCAAGCCAGCGGCGAGGATTTGGTTCTGAAGCTCTGGGTCAAGTTTTACGCCTAAAGCTGTGGCTACCAAGATTATGCCTCTCCATGTCGAGTTCTCTGACAAGCGTTCCAATACGATGTTTACGATTTTCATTTGTCTTTTATGGTTTTAGAGAATTGCTCAAATGCAAATATTACATTTGGTTCTTTCTCTGTTTCTGTTTTGTTCTGTGGTTTTACTAGCGGAATATACGATACCGCCAATTTGAGTTGGACTGAACCAAGTTTACCTTGATCCTTACCAATCGGCGGTATCGGTATATTTACGCAGGAGGAAAGTAGTATAGCCGAGATTATCGTTAACGATAGTTTCATTGTTTATTTTTTCTTTCAATGTAACGCTTCTCTAGCATAACAAAAATTGATACAATAGCAGCCAGCATTCCGAATCCTGCCGCTCCCATTCTAAGCCATAATTCTAAATGTGGTAACATGGAAACAATTGCTGATGCCATTCCAAGTATCGCCCCGGCAAAGCCAGTTCCGTGAGATGAGAGTCCTTGTGGATCAGTATTCATAAAATTTGTTTAGCTTCTTCTTTTGAGTCAAACCAATGCCATTTCATTGAGCCAAAATAACAAGTGTTTCTGTTAATGTTTCCTCAAAGTTGTGAGGCGCGGAGGGCCAGTTGCTGGCGGCAGGGGCGAGGCCGTTGGCGATCATGCCGTCGAGCCAGCTTTGGACGGCGTTGAGCTTGGGCGAGGATTTCGCGGCGGCGTCGAGGCGGAGCTTTTGGTAGAGGAGCGTGGTGGAGCGGTTGCCTCCGTAGCCTTGCGAGTCTGTCCACTCTTCTGCGGTGTAGACAGGTGCGGCGGGCGTGACCCATTGGCCGTTGCCCCATGTGGCGTCTTCGCTGGGCTTGGGGGGGAGTGGGGCGTAGTCGGCGGCTTTGGGGTTGCCGTTCGCGGCCCATGCGGCGAGGGTTTCGGGCGCGATGGCGACGAGTTCGTTGGTGTGGATGTTGTAACAATTAGGCATATACTCTTGGGTGGTTGGCGACGGTTGCGCCGTTGTTGTTTGTGATCGTAAGCCCGCCCTTTTGGTCAAGGAGGTCGCGGACGAGGGGAGCGTAGAAGACGAGCGACTGCGGGCGAACCTTGTCGCAGGTCATGCCTTTGGCGAGGGAAGCGATTTCGGCGGCGTCGAGGGTGGCGTTCCAGATGCCACACTCCGCGATTCTGGCATCGGCAAAAAGAATTAAACCCCCACTAGTATTCATGCTTGCACCGATACGAAATTTGTTTGGTGTAAAATTGACTGTTGTTGTATTTGTGGCTGAACTTCCGCCGTTGATATAAGCTGTCCTATTGTTACTTGCGCTCTGCACACCGCAGGCGTGTGTCCATGTATTTGCAGAATAGCCGGTTGTTGTATGTGCAACAGCTTGGCCACCCGAATATGCGTAAAACGAAACTGGGTCGCCCGCAACTGCTCCAGAAGCATATAGCTCATAGTATGGCCTTGATCCGATTGTTGCGTCAGAATAAACGCCAAGCAGCGAATGAAACGCCGTGGCATTGTCGGCATTGAACCAACAGGCCAGCGTTAGTGTCGTTCCAATGGAAATGCTTCCATTCATCCATTGGCTTGTCCCATTAAATTCGTAAGCCATAATTAAGCAACTTGCTGGACTTCCACGGCGATGAGTTCGGCATCGCCGGTCATGGTGTCGTTTGTGGCATCGTCGGCATCGCGGAAGACTTTGATGCGGAAGGTGTCGCCCACGGCGAGGCCGTCGATAGCGGTGGCTGTGATCTCGGCAATGGTGACTATGCCGCTGGTTCCGTTTGCGGCAGAGGTGACGAGCGTGGCGGTGTCGAAACTGTCTGCGTCGAGGTCGGTATCGCACCGCATGAACTGGACGCCCCATCGGACATTGCCGGAGGTGGCGGTAGTGGCCATCCAGGCGATGCGGATTTTGAGGCCGCTGGCGAGGTTGGCGTAATCGGGGATGACGCCGCTGAAGATCGAGGATTCGTCCACGGCGGCGTCGAAATCGAGGACGGCGATGGCGTTTCGCGTGTCCAAGGTGGCGAAGGCGGTCGCGGGGGGTTGGTTCTCGCGGGGGGTGAATCGGGCGAGGGTTTTTGAGGCTAAGTAATTATTCGTAGTCACACCACCCGAAACATCATCCAATGTCGCCAAAGTCCCGTTCTTATCAGGCAGCGTTAAAGTTCGATTAGTTGTGCTTGTCGGAGTAAATGTTGTTGCGTTTGCGCCAACAGAAAGAACAAGATTTCCAGCATTGGTCATTTCAAGCTCATTGGCTTTGTCTAATGAAAGAAGTTGATCGTGCGAATGTAGGTAAGGCGCACCGATTTCAACGATAGCACCCGTGCTTGGATGCTTGCCATACCAAACTTGGTCGGCATAATTTACTGCAACCTCACCGCTTACCAAATCTGTAGTAAGAGGGACTTTAGAGATTGCGCTTTTTTTTGGAATGATCCGTGGATTTGCCATCTTATAGAAGAGGGGTTGCCCCCGTGGGTTTTACCCCACGGAGGACTTGTTTGTTTTTTAGTAGGTTCCGCCGTCGATTGTGGTTTCGAGAGCAGTAACGCGAGAATCAAGAGCCGAGTCGGCACTAACACGAGCGGATGCTTCGTTGGTGATAGCGGTTGCGTTGGTAACGATGTCAGCTTCAGCAGTCGTAACGCGAGCCTCAAGGGCGGTAGCGTCAGACTCAACATCATCAATGCGAACACCGAGGGCGGTGTCAGCCGATTGGCGCGAGCTGGTTTCGCTGGCGAGAGCAGCGTTGTTGCTCGTCACATAACCTGCAAATGCAGAGTCGTTTGTGGCGTCTACCGAATTGATCAGCGAGACGATTTCGGCGAAGCTATCCTTGTCAGCGTCAGCGGCAGAGAGGATCGCGTCGATGCGGGATTTTTCCGTGGTGATCTTGCCGTCGAGGGTCGAGTCAGCAGCGATACGCGCAGTCTCTTCAGCAGCAATAGCAGAAGTCAGGCTGGTGTTGGCTGTGCTAACAGCGGAGTCAGCATAAGCCTTGGTAGCGAAGGTTCCTTCACCGCCAATAGCGAGAACTGATCCGTCAGCTTTACCGACGAACAGGTTTTTATTTGTGAGGTCAATTGCCAACTCACCTACGACGAGGGAAGCTGGCGTTGTTGAACCGCGTTTG